CTGATGACAAAGCATCACGCCATGATTCTCGACGCCGCGCAGACCACGATGAACACTCCATTCGGGCGTGCGATGTTTTTTCTCCCGCCCGGCAGCGCGAAGTCGTCGCTACTGACAGTCGTGGCGTCCGCGTGGGAAATGGGACGAAAGAAAAAGTCAAGGTTGATTACTGCGAGCTACGCAGATAAGATTGCAAAGAAGCAGTCGCGTCGTTGTATCCAGCTTTGCAAGTCCGACAAGTACAGTCAAATTTGGGACGATCCTGTTAGCATGGTGCGCGACGCGACTGACGATTGGTCGCTCAATAACGAAAGCGAATACATGGCTGCCGGTATCATGGCCGGCATCACAGGTAACAGGGCATCAGGCGTAACGATTGATGACCCGGTCGCCGGGCGCGAGGAAGCCGACTCGCCGACGACGCGACAGAAAACTCTCGACGGTTATCAAGATGACATACTCACCCGGCTACTTCCGGGCGCGTGGGTCATGCTCATCATGACACGATGGAATCAGCAGGATTTGGCCGGCTGCATTCTTCCAGAAGATTACAATGGTGAGTCCGGCTACATTAAATGTCGCGACGGCATGATGTGGTACATCTTAAACATCCCGGCGAAAGCCGAACGTCCTGACGATCCGCTCGGTCGCGAAATCGGCGAATACTTGTGGCCTGAGTTTTTCCCTGAACAGCATTGGCGAATTTTTGAAAACGCAGCGGGCCGAGAAGGTCGCCGCGTATGGGCGTCTCTGTATCAGCAGCGTCCGGCGCCAGAAGAAGGCGGCGACATCGACCGCACAAAGATCAAATGGTATAAGCGCGGCGAAGCACCACCGCTCGAAAATCTTGCACTGTACGGTGCATCAGATTACGCAGTCACGGACAAGGGCGGCGACTTCTCGGAGCACATGATCTGGGGTCAGGACGGTGGCGGCGATCTGTGGGGCTTGCGTTCGTGGACTGGACAGAAGACACCAGACGTTTCAGTTGACGCGATGCTCGACATGGTCGTCGGTGCTAAACCTAATTTAATTCGCATGTGGTTCAACGAAGGCGGCAACATCGACAAAGCTGTGCGTCCGCTGATTAACAAGATGATGAAAGAGCGTCGCGTGTACGTGGACGTGCGCGCATTGCCGAGCATGAAAGATAAGCGCGCGAAAGTTGCGGCGTTCGTTGCACGACTGAACGCCGGACATGTCTGGCTACCTGACGAGCCGTGGGCGCACGATCTGGTTGACCAACTTGCGACTATGAATTCAGGTGGCAGATACGACGATAAAGCAGACGTGGCAGGATTGATTGGTCGAGCGATGGATCAGTTCCGTGACGTGCGAATTGAAACAGTCGTGAAGAAAGAAGGCATCAAGCCTTTCACAGCAGAGTGGTTGGAATACGATGAGACACAACAAAAGAAATCTGTACGCTATCGGTAACTGGTGGCTCTTGCCGCAGCGTCGAGTTGCCGTTGCAGTACCGGCGAAATGCGGTGGCACGTCATTCTATCGTTCAGCGTACTTTGTCCCGTCAACAGTGGGGGATAAAGCTGTGTTTGGATACCTGATGCAGAAGTATCAAACACGCGGCTCATTCTCACACTTGTACGCATCAAAACACGCCGATGAAATGTATCTGGCAGTCCGTGATCCAGTGTCGCGATTCCGCTCTTTGTGGCGCGATAAGTGTCGCGATGCGACGCACGAAACTGCCGGGGACCCCAGACGGCAGCTCTATCATATTGTCGGATTCTCCCCAGAGCGTTTGATGGCGTACATCCAAGCAAATCCAGTGCTAGACGCTCATTGGATACCGCAGAGCAGGGACATGCACGCTGGCGTCAAGCTGGTCCGGTATGATAGACTCCTGCACGTACTGGGGCTGACCCAGGTTTTATGCAATGAGACTGAGGCCCGTGACGACGATGCGACCATGCCCGAACAGGAAATTCTCGAACATTACAGCGCCGACATGGCGCTCTGGAATCAGGTAAAAGACGATGGCTGATGACCGAACCCCCGAACAGAAAAAAGCTGATGCTCAAGAACGAAAGTGCATCAAAGCAATCCTAAAATCTTACAACGCTGCGCGAGGTTTCGATAAAGACGCGCGCAAGGCGTACGCGCAAGATCGACTGTACGCCTCGGGCAAAGCTAACCCGGATTGGGCTGTCGATGCGAACATGATTGGCACGTTCATCGACATTCTTGTCAGCTTCCTGTTCGCCAAAGACCCGGACATTAGTTCGCAACCCGGCGAGCAAGTCGGAAGAACCCCAGACGAAAATGCAGAAATGTTTGCAGACACGATGAAGATTGTGATTCGTCGTTTGTGGAAAGACGCGAAGCTGAAAAAAGCTGTGCGAAAAGTATTACGTTCGAGTTTGTCAATTGGTCCCGGCTGGCTCAAGGGCATTATGGTGACGCAGTCGCGGACTGATCCTATCGTCGAGAAAGACCTGAACGATGCGCAAGACAACATGGTTCGCCTGATGGCAACCCAGAAAGAAATTAAGGAAGACGACGGGCTGTCGAAAGACGAAATGGATGTGAAAATCCAAGAGGCAGAATTGCTCTCAACCAGCCTGACAGAAAAACTTGAGGTAGTTATTCGACGAGGGTTGGCACTCGATTTTGTCCGGGGCGAAGACGTGCAAGTCAGCCTCGACGTTTCTGAACTGAGCGATTACCTCGACGCAAACTGGGTAGCCAACCAGATGTTTGTCGAGAAGAATGACGTACGTGGAATGTTCGAGCGTCTGACAGCGGACGACATGCGAGACGCAAAGATATTCTACCAACGCAAAGTCAACGACGAGCCCGGAGCAACTTCGGGTGACGTGACAGCCAGTGACGCTGAGAAGTTTACGCAGTCAACAGAGACAGACGGCGATGAAGTCCCATTCGTTCGAGTGATCGAATTTTGGGATAAGCGCGACAACCATGTCAAGACGATGGTGGACGGTGTTACCCGGTGGGCACGCGAACCGTACCAACCAGCGCACAAGACTACACGCTTTTATCCGTACTTCCTGATCGCGCTGTTCGAGGTTGACGGCGACCGTCACCCGCAGTCGTTGTCTGGCAGACTGAGCAAGTTGCAGGACGAGTATTCAAGTGCGCGATCATCCGGGCGCCTCGCGCGCAGTCGGTCTATACCGGGCACTATTTTTGATGCAGGTACAATCTCACCGGACGACATCAAGAAGATCGAAGGTGCAGTCGAGCAAGAGTACGTCGGCGTGCAGCCGATAGCCGGGGGTAAGCTCTCGGACTCATTCGCCGAGAAGCCGGTTGGTCGATACGATCCCCGAATTTATGACACGTCGCCGACGATCCGTGATATGGAAGTCATCAGCGGCGTGCAGGAAGCGCTGTCACAAGCTGGCGGGCAGAAGACCGCCACCGAAGCGAACATTGAGCAAGCAGGTTTTGCTTCGCGCACAGGCGCGGATCGCGACACGCAAGAAGGTATGCTCACAGACTTGACGCAGTACACAGCCGAGCTGGCTATCCAAGCGCTGCCCGCTGAGTACGTCAACGGCATCGCAGGCGAACTTGCTTTCTGGCCGGAAGATTTACCATTCGAGGCTATCGTCACGCAGCTTAATCTCGACATCGAAGCTGGCTCGACAGGCGCCCCGAACAAGGAACAGGAACGGCAGTCGTGGTCAGTCATCATGCCGCTGCTTCGCGAGACTATGGTTATCATTCAACAGGCGCAAGCGACTGGCAACATACCGCTCGCCGAAGCGCTCACTGAGCTGCTTGAGGAAACGATGCAGCGCATGGGCGACCGAACAAACTTGGACCGCTTCTTGCCGAAGCTCGCGGCCACACCTACCGGAGCACTTCCGATGGGTGACACTGGCGGGCAAGCCACTCCACAAGCAGCGGGGCAGCAAGCACCAACTGGAACACCTACAGCTTAATAATAAGATCACAGGAGAACAATAATGGTTGATGAAACCAACAAAGATGACGTAGTTGTCGATGACACAACTATCGAAGACGACGACACCCCACCGGAGCCGGATATATTCGACGCGGTAAGTGACGCTATTGACGAGCAGACAGTTGGCCTCGATACGAGCGCGGACGACGACGCACCTACAGGAGACGAAGACGATGTCACACCGACTGGCGAAAGCGAAGATGACCCGGAAAAAGACCCCGAAAACGAAGGCGGCGACGACACACCCGCGTCCGACGAGCCGACTGGCGGCGAGGGCGATGCTGCTACACCGAAAGCGGACAAGGAAGCCTTACCGGGGGCAGATGAACCAGCAGCTAAGGACGGAGATACACCCACCGACG